GCAAAAACAGCAAATACCGGCGTAAGTGTATCTAAAATCTTGTTCATATTTTGACCACTTTTCCTAACGAATTCAATACATTATACGTACATCTACTGGTAAAGTCAATACCTATAGTACTAACAAAATCAATGACTTACGTTTTTTATTTACAAGCCGAGCGACTTTAGCTGTGAAATCGTGTCTGCTGCGCTTTTATGCTCTATGCCTATCCCACCAGCTTCTCGCCAAGGGTTGATTGATTTTACGCGATCATCAATGAGAATGTGATTTGGCTGTGCGTACTCAGCCTTTAATATGCTTTTCTTGACGGTATATATTTTATCGTATCCGCTGAGGTTTTCCATCACCCAACGAATTTTTTCTGCTGCTGCCTCAGCCTCAGGCACACCTGTTGCTGTAAGAATTGAAGGTTTATACTTAACGATATAATTCCAGAGTTCTTGTGCATCGGGCATAAGAGGTAGATCATCGAAAATAGTATTTCCTTCTGCTCTTTGACTGTCTACAAAATTTTGAAAGCCATCATCATTATCATCCTTGCGTAACTGTGGAAATGTTTTTCCAGTTAATTCCAAAACATGTTTATCGAGATCCGCCACAACGCCGTCGAGATCAACAAAGATTTTATAATCTGTTTTTAGTTCAAATAATTTCATAAGGTTTCGTATCCCACTTGTTCAATTCCGTCGCCTTCAAAACTAAAGACTGTTAATGTTAGATGCCCGCCCTTGCCACAACCTGTATCACTAAAGATCACCCGACCACCTTGATCGTTGGTATGGTCAAGTGGGCCCGTATCAGAGAGCTTGCCTTTAGCGTAAGGCTTTCTGTCATGGCCTACTACAACCCCTTGTCCTGAAGGAATGTCATCCACCCAGTTATAGAGTCGAACAGGAAAATCATCTTCATCTTTTTCGCCATTTACTTCGCCATACAATGCACGATGCATTGCTTTTCTTGAAAGTTTTTCTGGCCGCTCCCAAACTTCTTTGTGACATCCACCGTGAATGAATACCCAGTTATCATATTCAAAATGATAATCTGAATTTGCGTGATTGTTAAGATCAACCATTGTTTGCAAAAATAATTTCTCTTGGCCTTTCGGAATGTCAGCTAATGTTTGCTTGTTCGCTCCTTTAAGAATAACAGGATTTCCTATAGCATAACGATAAAACTTATCATCGTGATTGCCGATTACTAATGCACCTGTACCAGCGTCTAGTATTTGCTTGACAGCTAAAACTGTTTCGAGAGGCTTATCGTGACCGTCAACTAAGTCACCCAAAAACACAATGAATAGGTTATTTTTAAGCGCATATTTGATGCCCTTCTTTAGCTTTTTAGCGTGTGCGTGTATATCGCTAAATGTTGCTAATCCGCTGTAGCTGCCTGCGGAGATGATGTTCTTTAGATTCATATTTTCGATCCCGTATTATGTATTTATCGTCATTACAGCAATAAACGTGCTGTATATTACTACACTTCCGTAGAGTATGTTTGCAAACCATAGTGTATATTTGGCCACCATTATGTGTCTATCAGTTTTTAGCGCAAGGAGCAGAACGCCCATGAGCGAGATTAAGAAATATTTGAATCCATAGAGAGCGCCAACCCCGTATGAATGAACTAAATCTCGTAAAATAGGATTGACCTCGACACTAATTCCATATTCGAATATTAGTATCGAGGTCATTGTTGCATCTGCTAAATTTAGCAGAATAAGAATAGCGAATATCGTCGCTAGATTAAACTTCAAAAGTAAAGTTTTCATCGAATCCATCGTTTAAATCATCAGGAATATATCCCCGAGGATTACACAAAATCCTTGTGTCGTGAACCTCAACATTGACATTCGTATGCGTATGACCGTGAACCCAAACTGTGATTTCATTGGCCTCAATTACATGATCCAAGTTTGACATGTACGCAGGATTCAGAGCATCACCTCTGAATTCTTGCGCAATACACAATGGATGTGGCAAGTGATGCGTGACAACTACAGTCGGACCCTCGAACGGTACGCGAACTGTTTCTGTAATAAGAAACAAAGTTTGCTTGTGCGCAAGCACCGTATCATTCGGATGAAGGGCACGTTTACGATAGCCGCTTACCTCGTCACCGCTCTTGAATTTAGCACAGTTGTAATCATTCATGCATTGCTGTGCAAGATTCTTTGCGAGCCAATCATTATCGTTAAAGTCTGTCCACAGAGTACCGCCAACAAGCCTAACTTGTTTGTCAGTTTGAACTGGATCATCAACAACTACTACATGATCGTCAAGCAGAATGAAGTTATTTGGCATTTCAGCCATATCATTCCAGCGTGCGCGAGTCTTGTTGTATTCGTTGTAGTAGAATTCGTGATTGCCGAGACAGTACGCGACCTTGTAAAAACGCTTACACATTTTTTGAATGAAGGGTACTGCGTCGATGCCCAAAGCAATATCGCCCGCAAGAATTAAGACCGTTGTCTTTTCGTCCTGTTGCGGCATCGGTGTAAAATCTACTACGCGATCTTCAAATTCTAGATGAAGGTCGCTCAATAAGCGAAATTTCATAATTTTATTCCTGTTCTAATGTCTATTATAGCAGTATTTTTAGTGGAAAGTCAAGAACTATGTATTGCCTAAAATCAATGACTTACGTCCAGAGTCCTTTGCGGATCTTCATAAGTGCAATCAACATCTCTTCCTCTTCTTCATCCCAATCTTGTTCTTGTCGCCAGGTGTCACGCGTCCACTGATCGACTTTTTTGCTCCGCGTCCACTGATCGACTTTTTTGCTCATTTCAGGATTTGCGTTTTTCCACTTTTTACTGAGGATGTTTAGATTAATACTAGAATCAGGAGATTGAATTTCTTCTCGGTAAGGATAAACATCTTTCCACCAAGTATACAAAATTATTATTTGTACTGCTCTTGCCGCTTGTTCTGGACTACATGAATTTACAGTCAGCGATGTGTCAGCAAGTGTTGTTTCCCACTCCAAGTGTTTCATGCCTAGCTTGCGGCTACGAAATTCTTTAACTTTTATCATTTGTGACAAGCAGCTATGCTTCCATCCGCGCTCTGCAATTAGTTTGTGCTTATCAATTATTTGTGCCATATTCGCACACTCTATTTCCACATAATCAACGAGTAATTCAAAATTCGCGTGTAACATGCGAGTATCAATTTCGTGATAACCTGGATTTAATTTAGTATTTACGAGGTGATATTTACGCACAGTGCGATACCGTATAGCCCAAGCAATATGTGATAAGCTAGAAAAAAAGCTGCCGATTTTTAATACAATGAAGTATTTGATAACATAACGAACTGGAGCTTTTTTCCTGAATTCATCTTCAAATTCATTCCAGCCGTCCATTCCCGCCGAAGACGGCGGATTGAAATTCATCCATTTTCTGAATTTTAGTAGCATACCACTATTATACGCTCAACTACTGGAAATGTCAAGTTTTGCGGGACTGATCGTTTCCTGATTTTGAGATAAATTCGTTTAGCTTCCGTGCTTCTTCGACTACATCTTCCGAGGTAGGTGATGAGTCAGGTTGTCCATGACTATTGCCTTGGCCTTTTGCTCGGTGATGTGAAAGCAGAATTTCAAATGCTAGGGCTAGCAAATCTGCTCGTATTTCGAAGGGTGATTTTCCTTGTGCCATTATATACTCCTTGTGTATTGTGTGCTAATAATAACACATGTATTTATCAACTATGCTTATTTAGGTAGTACTAGTCCGTCTTGCTTAACTAACGCAATATCAGAAGCATAATCTTTATATGAATCTAGTGCATCCTTGCGTGGTGTCATACGTGCAACAATTGCGCCGCGCTGATACGCAATTGGTTTTTCTGGATCGCCCAGCATTGTAGCTGGTGCAAGTGCAATTTCACCAGTTTTTGGATTAATTTGTAGACCACATGGTTTTTTGATCGTAATACTTTCTTTATCCATATCTGTGATTTCGCCAATAATCTCATCACCTGTTGTAATGCGAAATGCAACTATTTTGCCGACTTCAAAGACGGTCTCTTTATTATTTAACATTTTTATTCTCCTGTAGGTATGTCAAGTGCGTTTACTGTGTCAGAAGTTAAATCTACGATTTCACATGCGCCTGCTGCACATGCTAATGTTTGTGCTCCGACAGTGTTATCTTCATGTTCAATTTCTGATAACATTTTCCAATCGACGTTTTTTGGTAATTCTTTTACTAGTCGATCATATGTTACCTTATCAATTTCTTGATATGGTGCTTGACGATATGAGTGATTTGTGTGTGGTAGAAATGATACACCACTCATATAGTCAAAATTCTTGTACACCCATGCGCCAACTTCTAACCACTCATCTTCATTTACGTAAACTGTAATAGATGGTTTGTGTTCACACCAGTGTGTTGCATAAATTTTCCAAAGTTCTAATTGTTCAATTGCATTCATATCATCCCGCATAACGCTATTTTTTGGAGCATGAATAGGAAAACTGAATACATTATTATGTGCTGGTTTAGTTACGTCGTCCTCAACGGGAAAAGAATATGCTTCCATAAATAATGAAAGCGGATCTTTCTTATCTGCTCGTACTGTGCGAATATAGTATTCACTATAGCGAGGATGAATGCCACTCGCTGAATCTACTAATTGAGATACAGTTCCTGAGGGCTTAACGCAGGTAATTGCTGTAGATTGATTAATGCCGATTTTCTTAGCCCAATCTTTATTCTCCTTAACACAAATACCTTTGAGGTCTTCAAGAAAATCAGGTAATGTAATATCACGCTTACCTTTCTTTCCACTCAAAAATTCGTTGTCCATAATGCCAGTCAAGCTAACGCCAAGCAATGATTCTTCAATTGTATTCTTAGCCCAGTCTTTACTGAGATAACGAAAATTTGTAAGTGACGATTGTAGTGTTCCTAGAATTGTTGCTATACGTGCTTTACGTGAGAGTGATTCAAAATCATCATCTGCCCTAACAACAATCTCAGATAGGTTGCAAAATTGTTTATTGCGTAATAGAATCTCCGAGCAAGGATTTGTGCCCTTTATTAATGATCCGTCTCTACGACCATTCTTGCTAGCATGTTTCTGTGCTGCTTCTACGTTGAATATTCCTCGTTCACCCGACTTTGATTCTACGAGTGATAGCCATTCACGCATGAAAATTTCCATTTCAGGACGTTCATCATACGCAACAGAATTATTCGCTAGCGCACGTTGTCCTTCTAATTCCCACCATTTGCCTGACTTAGCATGACGCATACGTTCGTCCGACAAGTTTGAAAGGGATATTAATGCAGAACGTCGTACACCACCTACTACAACTATGTCTCCGATTTTACACATAAGATCGTGACATTCTATGCTTGTTAGTCTACGGCCAGATGCATTTGTAAAAATGTCAACTGCGAAACGAAACAACTCATCTAGTGGCGCAGGGCCAGAACTACGACCTCCGAATGTTTTGAGCCGCGCTCCCGCAGGGCGTAAACGGCTCAAATCCCATCTAGGAACTCGACCGTTGTATAGCATTGCAATTAACTCACGAAAACTGCTAGCCCATCCTAACTTTGAATCAGGAACAACGATAATAGAATCGCTATCGAAAAAGTCTTCTGCTACTGGAGGCAAATTTGCAACTTCTTGACGTTCTACACTAAAACCAACACCAGTACCGCACATTAGAATATACATAGTTTCGTCAAACGCACGAATAGAATCAACTGATAGAAAAGAACAATTATATCCAGCTACTGCATCACGTTTTAACGCTTTGCCAGCAGACATCATGCATCGCATAGACGGCATGACTTCTAAATTTGTAATTGAAAACTCAAGTTCAGGACGAACTTTGTTGTATGCGCTTACTGCTTTTGGATAATACTCCGTTAGGTGTTCTTCAAAAAAATCGAGATAGCGTGTAATCGTATCACTCCACGTTTCTCGTCCGCCTAGTTCTTCACGGTATCTTGCGTATCTGCTAAGGTGAATAAATTGTTGATATTCTGTTGGTAATGAAACGCTATAATTATGGCTATTTTCGCCAATACCGTTGGAGGCGGCTTTTTTCATCTGTGTAACTCCTGTGTTATTATTATTTTATTTGGTGTACATCTGCATCAAGGAATTCATCTATTATTTCTAATGTTGTACATTCCTTAATGTTATTTACCTTGCCTAACTCGAAATTAAATACACGTTGTTTATCCACGAGTGGAAGCAAACATCTATCATTTCCTGTGTCCACTAATACAATTGACACTCGATCTTCGCCGAGTATAATACATAGCGTATGATAGATTAATAAACTAATTGAACTTGGGCAAAACAATTTGTGGTATAATAATTCCCACGGAGTCGGCCATGATTCAGGTGTGTAAAAATCAATGCATCGTGCCCCTATAGGAACTCTAGCAAAAAACTTCGCAATGCTATTTAGCTGTTCTTCTTCCGAGAGATTTTTGATATGTTCTCTGAGTTCTCGCCACTTTTGTATACGCTCTTCCGCTGTTGAATTGTTCCAATCTGACATCTATACATTATACTAAAATATCAATAGCTTGTCAACTTTATTATACGTTGGTCTCGAATTTAGCGAGCTGAATGCCTGGATAAGTATCTCCGCCAATCCAAACGTAGCGGGTGTCCTCTGGATCAGTCCATATGTTGTTAACCGCCCAATTACTCGCCGGGCTGAATTGCGTGGCCAGGTCTTCTACCGTGCCGAAGCTAATGTTGGCAATGTCGTGCGCAGATGGCATTGTGACCAACCTTACCCCAGGAGAGTTGCCAACCATGTAAAACGATTCCTGGTTCTTATTGAGCGCCGACACCATTAGGCCGACCGCCGATAATGGCGGATCAATTCCTTGCGTTGCTTGTACTGTATAGCTATTCAGGCTTCCGCTAATCAGGGTAATGTATTTAATTTCCGTCTCGGTGCCGGTCTCACCAAACCAGAGCAAATAATCAAGATCAGGATGCGGCACAATAAAACCGTCTTGATTGCCAGTGAAGCCGACGTCCGCTTTGGTTATATCACTATGTTCAGCCCCACCGCCAACCTGGTAGCTAGATGACGGTGATCGTGTGAATTCATCGCCAACAACAATCCTCTGCAGGTGTGCATTTCCATCGAGCACAAACTGAATGCCCTGTGGATTGGTTTCTGATCTGGACGACAGCGTAGAGGCCGTTTCTGGGTCAAACGGTGTTGAGCATGAAAAAGTGCGAATGATGTCATCGGCGGCGTTGCATATCGTCAGCTTGGTGCCGTCAGGACTCCACGCAAAACCATCGTTGCTGTTGAGCGTAAAGGCGGCGTCAATGGTGCTCAAATCGCCCTCGCGTGTATCCCATTCATTCACCAGTGTCCAGTTTGACGGATCATTGTATGCAGTTGGCAGAGATGTATGAGCATATGAATTTATAAGTACTGTGCTAACCATATTATGCTATGCCAGTTAGTGTTACAATAAGACCAAATGCTCCTGTGCCTGCTACGTCAATGTCTACAGTGATTTCATCATCATCTGCTAATAAAGTACCAGAAATAACTGCTGGCGTGGCTGCTGTCAGGCTTGTTTTTTCATCTTGGTCGATAGTTAATTTCGTTGATAAGATTGATGTACCGTTTTGATTAATGTCAACTGTTACTGCGCCTGATGTACTTGCGGTTAGCAATGATCCGCGTACCTCTGACACCGTCATGCTTCTCGGCAATCTAAAGTATGCATTGTTAGTGCCTGTTGTTAATGCTGTTGTTAGATCGGATGCTGCTATTTGAAAGCTGGTAATATCGTCGTTGTCTGTAGTAAGTTCTATGTTGAGATTTGTATAAACAAGACCTGTGATTTCGCCAGGAGTAGTGCCATTTACACGATTCATTAATACAACAACGTTTGCTGCTTCAATGTGATTATTAGAAATACGTGAACCTGATGTAAATGTGCCGTCAAAAGCTGTGTTTGCTCCAGTAGGAGTAGGCAACTCTCCCATTAGACGATTTGTAATTGTCGTTGATAATCCGTCTATAGTCGTGCCAATGTTTGATATAGTATTACCAGAATCAATAGCAGGATTTGCTGCAATATGAACTGTCGAGCCATAAATATCTGTAACCGCTACTGATAACGAACCACCTGTACCGCTAGCGATAGTGAAAGTTGTATTAGCTGCTCGGAAATTAATTCCGCCATCAGTAATAGTGACTCCGTCAATTGCACCCGCTGTTGCTGTTACTGTTCCAACAAATCCTGAGCCAGTTGCGCTTATTGTAGTAATAACATCACCTGTTGTATAGCCAGAACCTCCTGCATCTACAGTAATAGATTCAATTGTCCCGCGATAAGTGTCATCCCATAAAATATCATCATCAACAAGTGTTATTCCACCTGCCACTTTTAATTCTGCAACAAGAGTATTGAAAACAGTTATAGTCATGTTTTCATCGAATCGTGTTTCTACGATATTAGTATCAACAATAGTTTGTGCTGAAATTTCTAGTTTATCAGAATATATGTTTATGCTCGGCACAGCTAGCGACGGATCTTGTCCAATCCATGCTTGGTTTGTATCCGAAGTCAGTGCTATTTCTGCTGGAAGTAATGGCTGCGGTAAATTTTCGCGTCGTCCACGCCGATGTTGAATTCTTGATATTACAATATTTGCCATTAGAATGAACTCCAACGACGTTTGAGTACTCGCAACGATACATTTGATGTAAATGTATTTGTGAATTGAATAACGATTTCATCCGCACCACCCGTTCCTGTGCCAGCACTAAACAATGCTTGAAAATTAACATCACCGACTAGTGCTGCATCTCTAACTTCTGTTTGATCGTCTTGCAATGTTGCTTCACCTGTGCCTACTAGAATGTTGCCCACGATACGCATTGTTCCGATGGCCGTATAGTTGTTTGAACCTGGGGTCGCGCCGCCAATATTTATGCTATATTCTAAAATTATTACATCAGATATGTTTGAACCTGGAGCTTCCATATCAAATGATAGGCCAGATATGCTTGTAAATGCTGGAGTGCTTGCAGTAAGTGTAAATGGTGCCGCCGCAACTGAGTCAATTGTGTTTGTGATGCGAATTGCATCTAATGTTGTATCAATTTGTAAATCAATACCTTCACCGCTAACCCATGTAAGCACATCAGTTGTACTGTCTGCGGATGCTGTTCCGATATTAGCCCACGCATATCCTGAATCAGTGTCAGTGACAGTATGATCGCGGAAAGTAGATGTGCCAACTCCGATACCAGATGTTGTTACTTGCAAATTTGCAAGTGTAGTAACTAGTTGTGTACCGTGAATTTGATTTATGAGTGAGGCTGCATTTGAGCCTTGTTTTGCATTAGAACCTGCGATAACAAATAGAAAATCACCATTAATCGGATCAAATGCACTAGTAGTTGTCGGGTCTGTCGCTGGGGTATTGATTGCACCAAGTGTGTTGAATGCTACTACATCACGTTCATTACCAGTGTCCCATACGTCTATTTCAGATATAATGTTAGAAACAGTATTGCTAACATCAACACTAAGATCCGCTGCTACAAATACTGCATCAACACTATCCCATAATATATCTATGTCAACCAATTCAACTACGACTGATGATATTAAAAAACTTTTCAAAGATTCAAACGTAGTTGTAGTTAAGAACGCAGAAGTGAATTTTGCACTTACGATTTCTGTATCTACAATAGATTCTGCTGCGGTAATATCACCAGAGCCTGAACCGTATGTACGAACACCCCAAGGTGGTTGCGCAGGATCTGTGCCGATCCATAGCTCACCTGTATCTATAGTGAGAGCAAATTCGCCAGGGAGTAGCGGTTGCGGAAGGTTTTCTTTAATACCTCTACGGTTTTGAATACGAGATATGACTATCTGATTTGTCATTTAATAAATCCTGTTCTATTATAAACAGTATTTATCAAATTTTTACGGTTTCGGCAAGGCTTAATGTTTAGCGTAATATTGCTCTAGTCGATCTGCCCACTCATCTGATGCTTTATCAAAATCGTCACCTTCGATAATCCACTCTTGATATTGGCCTGTTTGTGCTGCGAGCATTATAACACCTTTTCTAATATTTGTGTTATGCATCTCGTTATGCGCGAGCGCATACGCAACTACTTGTAGCTTATAATCACCGATCCATTCATCTTTACGTTTTGACCGAGCATTTTTGAAGTCGATAATAGCAGGTGATCCATCGTGTATGCCAACTGCATCAGTAGTTCCAGCATATAAGCCTTCAGCAAACAATGATACTTCACATCCCCAAATTTCATCAACTTTGCTTAGACCTTTATTAATAATTTGCTTGGTCATATGCAATGCGAAAATATTGCCTGTTGGTTCTTTGTCTTCTAGGATATATTCTTCAAGATTTTTGTGTACTTTATTACCATAATTGATAGATCGCGTTACAATGCGGTCAGCCTCAGCATTACCGATGCGCTTCCTCCACTCTTTCAAGAAGCCCATATCCTTTGTGCCACTTAGAACAGTGGTAACAGAAGGAACTCTATTTCCTGCGGGTGTTAAGTAAATTCGGGGGCCTTTCTTAGATGTTTCTCTTTTTAGTTCTTTGTATTCGTACCTGTCTACTATATTCATTAAGGTATTATAACATAGCGAAAGTGGTAGTGTCAAGTTATGGCGTAACGCGAAGTGTTTCCTGTGTTACAGTTTCAGCATGTTTGTTCCCTTTCATCCTTTGGGAACATTCTTGTTTCATTTCTAAAGCTCTTTCTTTTCCGTACAGTTCTTCATATGTTCTGCCTTTCGTAACAGATCGTCTTAACTGTTGCTCTGATCGTTTCTTTTTGAGTTCTGCTGCTTTGGCGTCGCCGTGTATTTCCTCATACGTCTTGCCCTTTAACGGTTCTATAATGGTATTTGTCCACTTGTATACAAATCCGACTACTACCACAGGATAGACCACTGCATTGTATTAGCGGTCGCTGAATTCGTTTGTGCGCGAATGTTATATCCGAGCGAAGTAAAGTAATCAAGAACGTACTGAATTTGATCGCTAATTACTACGTCACTGTCTAGGCCTGCTAATACATTGTAATAATCAACAGGTGTTGTTCCCCATGTATTAGTACCGACTGTGAAAGCAAGCACAGCAGTATTATTTACAGTACCATCAGAATTAAGAATTGTTGGTGTTGGCGTCTGTGTATATCCAGCGCCGCCGGCAACTACATTGACCGCAGTAAGCGCACCAGCAGCAATATTAGTTGTAAATATTGCGCCATCGCCTGTTGGATCTAAAACTGTTACTGTTGGATAAAGATCAGCATAACCTTGTCCGCCTTCTTGAATAGAAATACCGCTGATAGCGCCTACGGGCTCAGGAGCATCACTTACTGCAACTGTCTGTCCCGCACCGTTAACATATGTTGTGCCACCAATAGATACACTCTCGTTTGTGACTGCACCGTTGACAACATCATACGTAATTTGTGCTGCACCATCGCCGCCGCCTGCTGTAGATACTAGCAAGAATGTAAAGCCTGTTCCGTCTGCATAACCTGCACCTGGATTTGTTACATTGACTGCTGTTACTATTCCTGCTGCGACATCAACTGTAAAGGTAGCTTGTGTGCTAGTTGCCATCGTTACAGTACCAGCAAATGCTAATGCTGGTGTTGCTGCTGGATCTGGTGGTGTTACAACGACCAACGGATTAACTGTTTCATATCCTGTGCCTGCTGCTGTTATTGTTACAGCAAGTATGTTGCCACCCACGCCAGTAGAACTAACAACTGCTGTTGCACCAGTTCCGCTAGGGTGTGAAAGTGTTACAGGCGTGCCGTCTGTATACGATATACCTGGATTATTAACAACAACGCTAGTAATTGTGCCGTTCGTTTCAATCGGTGTTAGGATAGCACCTGTGCCACCCGTAGTTGGTGATACGTTATTTGCTGAAGGTATTAATTGAAATCCTGTACCAATTGCAATTGTGCCGCCAACGCCGCCTGTTACAATTGATGATTGTATTAGTGTTGATCCTAAGAAGAATGGCCACACTCCTGCAGAAGCAACATCAAATAGTGATACTGCGCCCACAATAGTTTCGTTTCCGCCTATTGATGTTAGACTAAATCCAACACCATTACCGCTTGTGTTGAGTTGAACACGTTGAGTAGCCGTAGCCGTTGAAGCTGTACTAGAAGTCGTAACTGTAAATTCTGTGATAACACCTGATGATACAGTATCTACTGTAATAACAGAACCGTCACTTAATGTGATCGTATCTGATACAACATAGCCTGAACCACCTGTGAAATTACCACCGTAATTAGTTTCGTCTTGTGCAGCAATAAGAACGCGCTGGCCTGCATCAATAATACCGCCTGCTGCTACTGTTACAGTTGAACTTTCAGAAAGTGTAACTACATCACCCTCTGCATATCCTAGCCCTGCAGTATATTGGCCGTCGCCGCCGGCGTTATCATAATTTGTTTCGTCTTGCGCGTCAGTCAAGTCAGAAGGTGCAGCTAACGCTGCTGTAACACTAACTGGAGTGTAGCCTGATCCTGGGGTTGTTACTGTGAAACTAGTAATTGTAGTTCCTGTTACGACAGGAACAACTGCTGCGCCAGTGCCGCCAGTACCATTTGCATCAATTGTTGCTGTTGCAACTGCAATATCGTATCCTGTACCACCTGTTGTTACTAGAACACTAAGAATTGATGATGTTGCTGTAAACGGCGTGCCGTCGTCAACGAGTATGTTGTAAACATTAGCGTCAATGCCAACTAGAATCTGTGATTGAATCTCACAGATTTCTTCCCAAATAAGCGTATTATTGCGGGCAATATTTCTTGCTTCTGTTGCTTGAATAAATGAGCAATTTGCCATTATGCTATGTCCTTACCAGCTTGTCTTGTTTGATCTTGACGTTGTTGTACACTTTTCATTGCTGTTTTAGATGCTAGTTTTGCAGCGTCAAATTCTTCGTCCTCATAATCTTGTATTTCTTCATCGTCTAAAGAATGTGACTTAAGAATAATTGAGTTAAGAGTTACGGTTTTGATAAACACATGTTCGTGGTCATGGTCGTCTAGAGTAGCAATCAGGCTATCAGACGTAACAGAATGTCCCATTCCATTAAGCTGATCGACAAGATCATCAACACTAACCTCGATAATGCCATTAGCCTTTGCAGCTATTAGCAAATCTTCGAGGTCAGAATCAAAGTCATCTTTGTCGCTTTCTTTAAGTAGCTCCCATCCGCGCATCAGTGATCCCTCGGATTACTGCTTTGCTTTAATTCGTGCTAGCTTCGCTTTAGTTTCTACAAGCTTTTTGCCGATAATAACTAGTGCTTCTTTCTTGGCACGACCTAGCGGCTCGTCTTCTAGACCAGCTACTGCATCATCACCACCGAATTCATCACCAACCATTTCGTCATCTAGCGCAAGTTCGACATCGCCATCAAGATCAAGGTCTGCTTCTGCGTCAAATTCGCCGCCTAGCTGCTCATCACTGAAGTTTTCCATGTCGCTACCTGCTGTAGGTGCTCCGCCATCAGCAATAGTTGAAACTGAGTTATCAATTTCTTGCTTGCTTTGACGTAATGCGTCCATTACTGAGTTTAGCGTGCCTGAGACTAGGTCTTCAAATCCTGTTGCAACATCTGAACCGTATGCATCACGCATTTGCTCTTGCAACATCTGAACCGTATGCATCACGCATTTGCTCCGATACTGCTGGTAGATTCTCGTTGACTAGACGTCCAAGCTTCTCAACCATATCCTGTAGCTCTTGGCTAAAGCTTTTTGCAGCAATTAGGCTCTCAGCCTGATCTGTTTCAGCTTCTAGTAGCTTACGTAGTTCTTTAACATATCCTTCTTTCATTTCCGTCCTCTTTTGTTTGCTGCGATATGAAAAGAAATCATCCGCATCGTCTTGTTTGTTACTATCATCTTCTGGATT